ACCTTCGAAGCCAAGCTTACCTGCAATCCAAGCAACAAGACTTTTTAATAGATCAAGTGGTATACCAATAAGACCTTGAAGCACACCGCTCAAGAATCCCAGAGTACCTGCAAATAACTTAGAGAAGAATCCAGCGTCTTTATACTTGTCCATCTCTTTGGTTGCACCTTTGAGACCATCAAAGATACCCATGATAATAGTAATTGGCAAGAATAACCTACCAAACACTCTACCAAGACCAGAGAATGCTTGAGATACTTTAGCTAAAGTAGCAAATGCAGTTTTAACAGGTTTTAATGCACCTAGGAAATTCATAACAGATCTTCCCATATTCCCAGCTGTTTTACCACCACCGACTAAGCCCTTACCGGCTTGATTCAGTCTTGCAGCAAATGGAATCAGTACACTCTTAAACATTGCTGTAAAATCTTTTAAAGGTTTAAAGAAGCTGGCCATGTTTGTTGATAAAAACTTTCCTGCATTTGATATCAAAGCAGGTTTAAAGTTTAGGTTTGTAAGAGCTTTAAGAGATCCCACTGCTCCTGCAAAGAAACCACCAACACCTACTGCTATTGCTTTAACATTTGTTGCGATAGTTTTAACTAACAGGCCAAGATCTTTTATGAACGGCATCATCTTTGTTATACCAAGCTTTACAGCAGCAATCATCTTGCCCATTATGCCAGGCTTACCTGTACCACCAAATATTCCTTTAATGTTTGCAACTGCAGATTTCATTGCAGTTGATACTGATGTAGACATTGCCTTATAGAACTTATCTAGCTTAAGAAACTTACCAATACCTTTACCTATTCCAAGAAAACCCTTACCAAGGAACTTATAAGAGTCATATATACCCTTCATAACACCTAAAATAGCACCTCTGATAGCAGCATTAATCAACATACCCATGATTACGCCACGATCTTTACCACCAAACTCTTCTTGTAATTGTGCCAGACTAAGACTTGTATACTTGGCAATCTTTTCTAATAGCTCATTACGCTCTTCATTACGGCCAATACGTTCCTTATCAGCTTCCATCTGATCTAACTCACCAGCTTGAATAGCACCAATAAGGTCTTCAATCGCAGTCAATTGACTAGAAGATAGGTCTGCACCTTGAGTTTTAACATAATCTCTTAGATCTTGAGTATACGTAGCAGAGTCTTGAGCAACTTGTGTAGCGTTATTAAGCTCTTTAAGCTCATTAACTACATCAAGTAGTGTACGTTCCTGTGTATTAGATGATGCTGGAGTGAGTGGAGTATCCATGGTTTATCCTATTTTTTACCTAGAGTTTGTGATGCAAAGAATGCCGCAACAATACCAGCAACAGCTACAAAATACGTTGGTGCCATACTCCCAAGAGTCTTCATTGCTTCATCTAAACCGCATAGATTCGCAATTACAACTGAAAAAGGGTATAGTAACATACCAAATAAAGAGAACCATGCCATTTTACGTTGAGCATCTCTCATTGCATCGGCATCTTCAAGCTCTTTACGCTTGAATTCCATATACATGTCGTGCTCTGCAGGAGTTACTTTGCCATCACCATTGGTATCTGCAGGATGGTGACCGCTCTTTTTAATTTCTTCTTCCATTATCGATTCCTTTGTTGTTCTTTCTTAATTCTTTCGTTCTCTTCTTTAATCCATTCACCTAATAAGGTAACATATATCTCACGTTCCCAAGGCATCATCTGATCTAACTCACCAAGGCTCCAGTTATGGTGTTGAATCATTGCAAAGTTAGTCTTATAATGATTAACTAAGCTATCATGAGAGAGGCCTACGTAAAAAAACTTTGAAGCCCTCTCAGCTCCTGACTATTTTCTTTACCACATGAATGGCATTTAAACTCCATATCATATGTCAATGATGGACTTTCAGAGAAAAAGTTAGACAGTTTTATAAACTGTTCAGTGTTCAGAGACTCTACGAAATCTGTTAATGACTTCTTTGTCTCGTTCTTAGCGTCGTATACGCCATTCTCATCAAATATACTAGTAATACATTTGATGACTAACTCCATTGCACCTTCAATTGTCTCTGTATTACCTTGTTTGATACTGTTAATATCATTGAATGATGGGTAACGCAACGTAATACCAACATCATCAGTAACCATTATTGTGCTAGCTTCTGTATTAATTACAGGTGCTTTAATATCATTAAAGCTTATTTGTACATCGTTTCTGCTATCACATTCTTCACACTTTACATTTAAATCAACAGTTTCACCTACTGATTTAGATCTTAGTGCAATAAACAATGTTTCTATATCAAACATTGCCATCTTATTCACGTCTATTTCATCAAATACACATGCTGTAATAACGTCAGCAGTAGCATTCATGATCATTTTTGTATCATTCGACTCCATTGCCAACATTAATATCTTCTCTTCTTTCACTAGATACGGTCGGTATGTCACCATTTGACCTGTTGAAGGTATAGTTACCTCATATCTTGCATTATTTAGCTGTGGTAAAGCCATTATATTCTCCTAATTATATTAAATACCTAAAGTAGCACCAGCAGATGATACTGCAGACTTAATTGTGTCTAATATATCTTCTGGTACATAGTTTTCGTAACTCAATGTCACACTCAGTTTTTGGATAGTATTTTCACTGTTATTATCCAAGTTGATCGAACTTACGGTGACAGGGAATGCTCCTTCAAGCCTCACACCATAAATTGGAATATTTTGCTGATTTAGTTGTTGTATCACTACATCAGTCGTAAAATCTTTTTTGTATCCGGCTCTATAATTTTGCATATCAAATACGCCGGATTGCCATGCATCAAACATTTTCTTCATATAGAAGTCATTCGTAAGTATGAATGACATAGTAACATCCTCATTTATTGCAGAATAAGGTATCTTAATTGATTGTCTTTCAGCCTGGTAATCGATTGTAGTGATCTGTCTACCTGGTAGGTTAACTGATTCACAAAGTATTGATATATCTCTTGGATCAGGTATGATATTTGCAGGTGATCCACCAGCGAGTGCATTCTTTGCAAGATCTCCTACTAAAGACTTAGGATCCTTATTCAATAATGACTTCATGCTGTTTGCAGTAGGCGGTTGAAAGAATACTTGGAAGCGATTCTGCATTGCAACGCCACCTTTCTTTGCGATTACTGCCTTGAGGTTATCTATACTGTTCATTAGCTATATTGTTTCCTTGAGTATCGCCACACTGATTGGGCTTTAACGTTCTTAAATTGCTCTGTTGGTAAGAATATAGCAATCTGCCATTCAGTCATAGGCACTCTTACTATCTTAGATTCGACATGATCCATAAGATAATGTTTAAAGCAAGGCTTAAATTCTTTGTACTTGGCAACACCTTTTAATGTATTATACCGCATTCTTTGTAGTCTTGTAGTGTCATTCATTGTTTTCGGTGCTAATTTCATGAGTTCATCTAGAAATCTTGCACGTACACCAGGAGATAAGTAATGAAGGTTTAATCCATAGAATCCACCAGGTGCAGGCTCAACCATAATACTCAATGGAAATCTATCGTAATAAGGTAGCGTCTGTTTATGCTTAGGATCATAGAAATACATCATCATATCACCAACCTTAGGTTTGTTGGTGGCAGATAAGGCATCATCCTTGAGTAACGCTTGGCGATTTACATCACCTAATTTCTTAACGTTGCGTTGAAACCATTGCTGCGACTCTTTCGTACGAGGAGATACGCCAGCTCTGAATGCTTGTGCTTGTAATGTGTCGAATAAACTTGCCATAATACTATTTATACTAACTCTTCAACACTTTGATACCTAAATTGCGTAAAGTATCCTCGGTCCATATTTGAAACTTCCATCCTTTATGCTTGGCATATTGCTGTGCAGCACTCCATTTCGATGTATTCTTGATATATGCAGTCACTTCATTCAGATGCTTCTTAGTCTTACGTGCAGCCTTTGGAGGTTGTGTCTGTTTCTTCGGCTTAATTTCAACAAGGATAATCTCACCATTGGTCATTTCAATGAGCATATCAACGAAATACCTATGCAGCTTATTATCGGTCTTGCACTTATATGGTACAACAACCTCTTCACTGTTCCATGCACGTACCTGAGGGTTCGATTCGGCCCATCTGAAAGCATTTCGCTCCCATAATGATCGATATGTCACCTTGGTAGGGTCACCAACGTATTTCTTTTTGTTCTTTACTGTGTATTTACCTTTGTAAGCCATATAAATAGTTCTATAGTTATTAATCTTATTCTTATTTATAAAGGTAAAAAGGCGCATGTCACATACAATTTTAACATTTCCAGAGACTCTCAGATCAAAAGTATCTGATGAAGGCTTTCCTCACGTATCATTTTCAATGGTAAGAGGCGAAGCCGGCGAGTTCACTGATATACATTTATTCGTACCGATCGGTATGGCATCAAGCGATAATATGAACTATGGTAGTTCAGAGCTCGGTGCAATAGGTGCAATTGCTTCAAACAAACGTATTGGTGGTAGAGCAGGTAGTGGTGGTACAAAAGAAAAGTCAGGTGCTGATTACATTGCTGCATTGACAAAGAAATTCAAATCAGGGGGTGGTATATCAGGTGGTCTTGCAACTGCATTCGAACTCAAGTCTGGCCTTGTTGTTAACCCATATACTGCCACAACCTTCGAAGGTGTGAACGTAAGATCATTCGAATTCGCATTCAAACTCGTACCAACATCACGAGAAGAGTCAAAAACAGCCCATATGATAGAGAATGCCTTCCGCAAATACATGTATCCAAAGGAGAGAGGCNCTGGATCACTCGAATATCCACCTACATTCCGNATCGAATTCATGTCAGGAGGCAGACCAAANAAGTANATGCCACGTATNATAGACACATATCTCACAAGTATGTCTGCAAATTATAACGCAACAGGTAATGCATTCCATCNAAATGATGGTGTATTAGGTGCTGCACCTACAGAAATAGACCTTTCAATGACCTTCCAAGAGGTCAGATCAATTACAAGAGATGACCTATATGGTGATACCCTTGTATATAAGGATGGTCACTCAAATTCAGGCCATGTGGTTGGCGCACCTGCGGATACTCCAGGTCAAGCTGCCGCATATACTGCCGATCTATCAAATAGTGCAGTAGATCAGGGTGCCGAACTAATAGGAGTCGAATAATATGAGTTACTTCAGACAATTTCCAAAGCTTGATTACGACTTCGATCGTAATGGTATCCTGCAAAAGGTCGTCAATATATATCGCCATGCAAGACCATTGGATACATATCTCGATGACCTCAATGCATATTCTTTCTATAGTGTCAAGAATGGTGAGAGACCAGACATTGTATCACAACGCCTATATGGCACAACACAATACTATTGGACATTCTTCATCATCAATGACTTCCTACATGATGGTCTTGCAGGATGGCCAATGAGCCAAGAGAAGCTATTAACCTATCAAGAGCAAGAGTTCGAAGGTGTGGTCATTACGACTAACCCAAGTGTGGATGAGACCGGCGATATCGGTGTGATATCATCATATCCGAACAGTCTATCAGGTCGATTCACCCTTGGAGAGACAATAACAGGTACGAACAGTGGTGCAACAGGTGTACTCGTTGCAAAGAATGCCGATATGAATCAATTAGTCTTGCAAGATGTAGTAGGAACATTCATTGGATCATCCGCTGCAGGACCAGGCAATGCAACAGAAGGTATAACAGGTAGTGTATCAGACGATTCAGTCAATACATATGATGTCTATAAGTACCTGGATGCCCCACATAACTATTATAGAACAGATGACCCTGAGAAGAGAGTGGTCACGAACGCAATATTTATACCTGGAGGAGAGGCGAGCGGAGAGTTATCCTTCGATACGAATAGAACCTATCTATTCAATGCAAATGAGGCAAGATCACAGATCAGAGTNATAGANCCTAAGTATATCACACAGTTTGCAGACAAGTATGAGGCAATAATCAACGATGAGTAGAGTCAATAGTAAGCTGGCCAATGGTTCAGAAGCATTAGTACCCTCGTCATATAACCTGGTGAGTGCAATCATGACTACTCATGATGGGTTAGCGCGGAATATAACAGACCTCTGTGCACAGATCAGTATACGTGAGAGTATCTATGCAGGAAGCTTGCAAGGTCAGATCAATATACTAGATGCTGCAAATATGCTCGAAAAACTAAAAGTCGTGAGTGGAGAGGTACTGGACCTAACCATCACACGGAGGCTAACAGACGGCCAATCGGACAAATATAACCACAAGTTTAGGATCGCTGAGATCACTGACCTAGCAAAGCTAAGCCCAGGTACACAAACCTATGTGTTCAAGCTTATCTCAGAGCATGCGTACATATCCCAGGCTAAAACAATTAGTAAACCATTTAATAATGTAACAGGACAGTTAATACAAAACATATGTACAGATGAATTAAATATAGATCCCGAAGAGTTATCCATTAGTACAGAGACCAAACAAACCATTAGAGGTGTATATCCACGTATGAGACCAATGTATCTTATTAACTGGTTAACACGTAGATCCTATGATAACAACACACCGTTTTTCTTTTATGAGACATTTGGGGACGGAATACACTTTAAATCGTATGAATCTATGGCTACCCAGCCTGAATATCGTGTGTATACCCATAGCCCGTTTCAAACCACACTCGTAGGGTCACAACAACATGCCGATAATCTTGCTAGTAAAATCCTTAAGTTAACTAATACACATAACATATCGAAGTATGGTGCAACTGCCGCGGGTGCGTACTCTTCTACTCTACACACATTAGATATTGCCACGAAGAAGTATAAGAAACAAACGTATGAGTATGGTAAAGATATTAAGTTAAATAAGAATGGGTTAATTCCTACTGGGCTGGAGTTTAATGATAGGACAATCCAGTCCCATAGCGAATCGACTAACTTTTATGTGAGTTTGAATAGCTCATCTGCCGGCGGTGGGTCTAACTACCATGCACCAAGTGACTCTGAAATACTTAATGCAAATGCCAGTATTGAGAATATGGATGGCACTGTATTAACACTTGATATATACGGTGACTTTAAACTGTCTGTCGGTATGGTGATTAACTGTCATATTATAAAAGCAATTGAAGGGCCTGATGAAAAGCGTGGTCAAGACTTGTATCTCTCTGGTAAGTATATTGTTACCTCTATTGAACATAGATTTAACGATGAGTATACTATGCAGATATTAGTCAAGAAAGATTCCTATATAGATTCATTAGATAACCGTGTGGGGAATTCATGAGAAAGTATTTGATACACATCCTAGGAAAAAATTTCCCCGGGCAAAAAACCATTGTGGAGGCCGCGTGACATTATGAAGAATTTTGATCAATTTATAGGTAGTCAGTTTACCTGGTTTATAGGTGAGGTGCTTGACATATCCGACCCTCTCTTATCCAATAGAGTGAAGGTGATGCCATATGGTTTCTATGATGAGACCATACCCAAGGAGAATCTGAACTGGTCGACGGTCATGATGCCAAATACCTCCTCTTCCTATAAAGGGTTCGGCTCGAATCATGAGCTGATGGTTGGCTCGTGGGTTGTCGGGTTCTTTCGCGACGGTCCCTCTGCGCAGGACGCAATCATACTGGGTTCGATCGCATCCACGACTGATGGCACGATAGACATCCCGGTTGAGGCGCAACTGAATCCTCCTACCAACAAGGTACACAAAACCGAAGCCGGCCATATCATAGAGATCGATAACACTGCCGGTGCCGAACGTGTCCATATAAAGCATACGTCCGGGAGCTTCCTGAGAATGGATGCCGATGGTACGATTCATATGTCGTCCTCTAACCAGACTGTGAATATCGTCGGTAACACTTCGATCACTGGTACATTGAATGTCTCGAGTACGACTCACTCTGTTGGTGATGTATCGACTGATGCAGGTAATGCACCAACACTCGCAACACATAAACACGTTGAGGTTCCAGGAACTGGTGGAGCCAGCTCGCCGAATCCAACTAAACAATTAACGTCTGTCGCAGACGAAGCAACCGGATTAGAGGTATAAATAGATATATGTCTACACAAATATTATCAGATAGGTCGGTCATAGGGAGCACAAAGAAGGCTTCAACGTCGTCACGTATTAAACAATGGACAGACCTTGATTTAAATCTGACACTTCATCCGATACGTAAGGACATTGTTCCTTTAAAAGATGATCAGGCAATTAAATATGCAGTACGAAATCTACTCCTAAGTAACTTTTATGAGAGACCATTTGGTCTGGGTGTTGGGGCGAATCTTCGAGCTCTCTTGTTCGAACCCGCTGATGAGATTACAAAAACAACAATTCGAAAGAATGTCTCAAGATGCCTGAATGCATTAGAACAAAGAGTCGAAGTAGTATACGTAAATATAGTAGATGAGGTTGATACTAACTCCTATAGAATTTTAGTAAAATTTAGAATAAAAGAATTCGATACTCAAGAGGAAGTTGAGATCGTATTAAGACGTTTAAGGTAATAAACTATGGCAACTAATTTAAATGTAACAGAACTTGATTTCGATCAAATTAAAAAGAATCTTAAGAACTATCTGAAGACTCAGACAGCTTTTAGTAGTCATGACTTCGAAGGATCTGGTTTGTCTTCACTCTTAGATGTATTAGCATATAATACACACTACAATGCAATGACTGCACACTTTGCATTAAATGAAGCCTTCCTTGATTCTGCACAGATACGTGGTAACATCGTTACTCGTGCCAAACTACTGGGTTATATACCAAGATCGATCTTAGCACCTCGAGCCACTATCACTATTACAGTTGATGTCTCAGGAGAATCCGGAACTATACCATCTACATTAACTCTGCCTCGAGGTACTAAGTTAACAACTAATGTTGATGGAAGAAACTTTAGATACGTTGTATTGAATGAACAGTCGGCAGTACTTACTGGTACTAAGTTTGTATTCTCAAATGTAATTATTGTTGAAGGTACTCGTAAAAAGCTTTTGTATCGTGTAGATAACGATATCGAGAATCAGAAGTATCAGATATCTGATGACGATGCAGATACATCTACCCTCAGAGTATTAGTACAGGCGAATGAGCTATCTAGTTCATTTGATAATTATACTAAGTTTGAATCTCTTATTAATGTTAATTCGTCAAGCCGTGTTTACTATCTCCAAGAAAATTCGAATGAATACTATGAAGTCTATTTTGGTGATGGAGTGACTGGTAAGAAACCTCTTAACAATAATATTGTCACGCTTGATTATATCTTTACAAATGGCGGTGAGTCAAACGGAGCCAACGTCTTTACGCTGGTTGATAACATTGGTGGATATGCAACTAATGCAGTTGCAACATTAGCAAAAGCTGCTGGTGGTACTGAAAGAGAAACAAGTGAGTCAATACGATTTAATGCTCCTCTTACTTTTACTTCACAGAACAGAGCAGTAACATCTGACGACTATAGAGCAATCATCCAAAAAGAATTTACAAATATTAATTCAATCTCAACATGGGGTGGTGAAGACAACGATCCACCAGATTATGGTTCTATATACATTGCAATTAAGCCTCTTGTGAATGAGACGCTTACAGTAAATGAAAAGACAGAAATTAAAAACACAATTCTAAAAGGAAAGAGCGTTGTGTCTATTACTCCAATTATAGTAGATCCTAATTTTACGTATTTAGAATTAGATGTATCATTTAAATATAATCCTAACCTTACTGACAGATCAGCAGTTGAATTAACTTCTGTTGTAAGAGATACAGTTACTGATTATAACTTTAATGAATTAAATAAATTCGATGGAGTGTTTAGACATTCACAGTTGCTTAAAGCAATTGATAATGCAGATCCTTCTATACAGAATAGTAGTGTAAGACCATATATGTTTATGAATATTACTCCGAAAAAAGCAAGTAATTTATTAGATAATAATTTTAACTTGCAGTTTACTTCGCCCTTCTTTAATTCAGGTTCTTCTACTAACTTTATTATATCATCAACAATGTGGAAACTAAATGGTGATGAAGTATACTTTGGTGATATTCCAATTGATGGATCTACAAATAGACAGGTAATTGCTTATAAAGTTGTTGACTCAGTTAATGTAACTGTGATTAATAATGCTGGATTAATTAATACAACCGCTGGTACAATATCACTAAATAACTTTAAGCCTGATGATGATTCAGCAGATGTAATCAGGATTACTATAGTGCCTGATTCATTAGACCTTGCTCCTAAGAGAGATCAGTTAATTGCAATTGATCCATTAAGAGTTATTATTACTCCAAGCGTTGATACAATTTCTGTATCTGGTTCTTCGGGTACAATCGATTATACAACGACCTCAAGGCTAAGATAAATGGCTGGTACTTTTAAAAATAATAATGCGCTTTTCTCTTCTGCTGTAACCTCTCCAGGTTACATAGAATCAGTTGCGTCTTCGAAGTCTAAGACAAAAGAAAATCTTAGAACTGAAGAGTTAATACCGTCAGAAATATTAGAAAATTCTAACGGACTACAATTATTATTAGAAGCGTATTACGCATACATGAACTTAGAAGAATTCGTGTATCAAGAGACTGAGATATATCAAGATATTGTTTTAGGTAATAAAGCAGTATTTAGAGTTAATGACCCGAAAAATAAGAATGATCATTTCTTTACAGATGACGACGGTGCTAACTCCACACTTACTTTAACTTCTAACAATGGTACTATAACTACCTTTGTACTTAATGCAAATAATGTCAATATAACGAATGGTAATAATTTACCAGGATCTTTGGCACTATCTACATCTGATATAGGTAAGACTTTGACTGTAACAAAACTAGACAGTTACAATACTCAGACAGCTACTCTTACGACGCCCATAAAATATTGGGCTGGCCCTGGCGCATCCTACACTCTTAATACAATTGAAGAGTCATTGGATATCGATAGCACAGCCGCATCATATCTCGAACTGATTCAGAAAGAGATTGCGGCTGTCGTTCCTCGTTCGATTCAGGTAAATAAAAGAAATTTATATAAAGCAATTACAGATTATTATAAGATACGTGGTTCATCAGATTCTATTGAAGTTTTCTTTAGATTGTTATTTGANGACGAAGTTGAAGTTGCATATCCATGGGATAGTACTTTAATACCATCTTCAGGCAACTGGGATGTTAATGCGGCTNTACCTAAAGGCGGTATTTACTTAGACAAAAAAGGTTTTCTTTCTGATACAATTAAAATACAAGATAGCTTAAGATACCAAAAGTTTTCTTACCTCATACGTACTGGTCAAAACTCATCATCATGGGATTACTTCTATGATAGATTAGTTCATCCTGCAGGCTTTAAATACTTTGCTGAAATTTTAATTCAGCTGTTTGCTACAAGAGATGAATTAGGTGACGATCAAAAAATACTAAGAGCAATAAATCACATAGGTGGCCCTAAGCATGGTCAACCGACTGGCGAAAGTTTCCTTGGTTATGGTAGAACAAACAGACTGACATTATCGTCGATGCCTGATTTACAGCCTGGAGTAATTGGTATTGAAGATATTGCATTACTTGTTGATTTATTCGCATCAACTTTCTTACCGTTTACATCCGTGTCAATTCATAAATCAGGAAGGTTATCTTTAACTGTACCTCAAAGTGGAGTAAATGCTGGAAAGGTTACTGCAGTCGAGATTGCCGATCCTGGATTTGGTTATTCATCAGCTCCTACTATTGTAGTTAATGGTGTAGCTTTAGCGGGCCAGACAATAACACAAGCAACGGTAACTTGTACCATAGACGCATCTGGTAAAATTAATGCAGCTACAGTAACTTCAGCTGGTGCAAATTATTCTTCTGCGTTTGCTAACGTAGCAGCGAATCCAAATTTATCTAAGATCGCTAGTATAAGCGTTACACCAAATACGACAAAGACATATACTATTCCACCTCAAATATTATTTGATGCTCCGACTTCAGTTGATTCTTTAGGTGTACCTTTAGCCACTAACGTTACTGCAACAGGCAAATACGTATTACAACCTACTACGGTTAACAGTATTGAAATAACATCTCGCGGATCTAATTATTCTTCTGCACCTGCAGTTGTTATATCTGGTGGAAATGGAAATGGTGCTACTGCAGAAGCTTACATTGAAAATGGATCTATCTCTCATATTGTAGTTATTAATCCCGGCTCAGGTTATACTGAAGTTCCTACTATTGCAATAGTAGGTAATGCAACTGCTATAGCTCAATTGACTCCATCCGAAATTGCATCTGCAGCTATTGTAAATGCTGGATTTGGTTATGTTATAACTCCAAAAGTTTATATAGCATCAAGAGCAAAAAACGAAGACAGAGTTAAGTCTGATAAAATAACTCGTGTGTTAGAATTAAATCATACGTCAGTAGATCCACAATTTAATAAGACTGTAAATCCAGTTCAAGCCAATGGATCTGTTAGAGGTAGAAAATTATATAATGGTAGTCCATTACAAATTGGTGCTTTATCTTCGGGTGCAAACTGGACGGTAACAGAGTCTAGTCCAGTGTCCGACAAGAAGATGGGCGGGTACGAAGTAACAGTTGTTCCTGCAGGATACAGAACCATAGAGTCTAATGACTATTATAGCCAGAAGACAAACATTTTACTTAATCATATGCTTTATGATTTTAATGATACTTTAGAGACATTAGGATCAGTAGAATTGCAAAGTACTTCGATAAGTGATATAAATAAATATAACGTGAATTCTTTTATTCATAACAATTAATAGGAAATAAAAATGACGGCAATAGTAACCTCTAAATTCAGAACGTTGAATGCAGAAAATTTCAAAGACGATATAGCATCAGCAGCTACAAGTGTATACGTAGCAGTAGGCAAATCTGACGTATGGTCTCTTGCAACTTCTGATACAACAGACACAACTCCATTCACTCCATACGACACAATTGATAATTTAGTCGAAGCTCGAGAAAACGCTTTTGCAATGAAGCTATTAGCTTCAGCCGATTCATCGCATGTTGTTCCAAGACATACTTGGACAACTGGCACTAGTTATGTTGCATGGGATTCAAATGATCCGGATATTTTTGATAAAGCCTTTTATGTTATTACTTCAGAATTTAAAGTATATAAATGTATATACTCTCCAGGAACTGGGTCAACTCAAGAGCCAACTCAGACATTGACAGATCCTACTGCAGAATCAGATAGTTATATTTGGAAATACATGTACACAGTGGCCGTCGCTGATGCAGAAAAATTCCTTACAACATCTTATATGCCTGTAAAAACTGTTTCTACTGGTTCTAGTGCAATTACTGCCGCGAGTATTAATTCAAGCGCAACAGTTGTTCTGAAAAGTGTTAATACATCGAAACTATTTATTGGTATGAGAGTATCAGGAACTGGTATTTCTGGTACACCGGTCGTTAATACAATCAATGGAACTACTCTTACTCTAAGTGCTACTGTTGGTGGATCGGCCTCAACACAGACAATATCTGCTGATACTACTTTAACATTTACCTGGCCTAATGATGCTGCTGCTGAAGCGGTTTTATCTGAAGCCGATTACGCACAGTATTTAAACCAAACGGCATCTACTTCATCTGCTACAGCAGCTGGTATTGAAAGAATTGAAGTAACTGCTGGCGGAACTAGTTATTCATCAGCTCCAACAGTTATTATTACTGGAGCAGGTACTGGTGCTACCGCAACGGCAACAGTAGCAAATAATATTGTAACAGGAATAACTGTTACTGCTAAGGGTACTGATTACTCTACTGCGCATATTGTCCTTAGTGGCGGCGGCGGTAGTGATGCTACAGCTCGAGCTGTTCTTTCTCCCGAAGACGGTCATGGAACAGATCCTGTAAAAGAACTTGGTGGTTTCTTTACTGCGGTTAACACATTACTAGACGGAGCAGGCGGAGGCGATTTAACAGTCGGTAACGACTTTAGACAAATTACTTTAATTAAGAATCCAGTTAACTTTGGAACTTCTACTATCTCTACTTCTACCACATTAAAAGCTACGGGGGCTCTCAGCTTCCAATCTAAGACCGGTACTTTTGTTGTAGACGAATTGATAACTCAAGGAAGTGGATCAACTTTAGCACAAGCATTTATCGTTGAAGTTGACGCAGGAACTGGATACGTATATTATAATCAAAATGCTAAAACGGGTTATGGCAACTTTGTTCATACTGGCGGTAACGTGAGTGGTGCAACTTCCGGAGCTGTTGGCACGCCTAAGACTGCTGCTAATACATTCTTAATTAATCCCGAAGTTGATGTTCATAGTGGTGATATTATATTCTTAGAGAATAGAAACCCTATTGATAGAACAGCATCACAGATAGAAGACATAAAAATTATTATCGAATTCTAATATAAATATTAGTTAAAAGAGAGAACATATGACAACGACATCAATAAAAACTTATTCCGAAGCACCGTATTATGATGACTTTGATGAAACAAAGAATTATCATAGAGTGTTATATAGGCCTGGCTATGCAGTGCAAGCTAGAGAACTTACACAGATGCAAAGTGCATTACAAGCACAGATTGATAGACACGGACAATACGCTTTTAAAGATGGTTCAAGAGTTGTTAATGGAGAAGTTTCTCTTAATACTGAATACGATTATTTAAAAGTCGAAGCGGCCTTTACGTATGGTAGCACAGCTTACACAAGTACAAGCTTGGCCTCATTTGAAGGTACTATTATTACTGGAACTGCAAACTCTGGTAACCAAGTAACAGCTTTAGTTTTACAGGCTGTTGTAGCTGCCTCAGTTGATGATGATAATGATTCAACAACTGCAGCAGAAAATCATCCTGACACTTTATATATCAAATACCTAAAATCAGGTGGAGCTAATAAGACAATAGAAAAGTTTGCTCCTGGTGAAACTTTTGTTTCTAACGGTAGCCCCGTAAAATACGGAATGGTTGGTGGTGGAACAGACACTGATGGAAATGGTTTAGATTCTACTATAACAAATGCAGTCGGTGTCGGATCTGCTGTATCAATATCCGAAGGTGTATACTTTATATCCGGATGTTTTACTTATGTGCCGGCATCTACATTAATTCTTAGAAAATATAGTAACAATCCTTCCGCTATTATAGGACTACAAGTTTCCGAAACTATAGTGACCTCATCAGCTGACGCGTCGCTTGTTGATAATGCTCAAGGTGTTCCTAATACATCTGCTCCTGGTGCGAACAGATATCAAGTAGCTACAACGCTAATTAAACAATCAATTGATCCCGCTAAGAGAAATATTAATAGTTACATAACTTTACTGAGAGTTGAAAACGGCAAAATTAATATTGACAAAACAGACAAAACTGCAGATACTGGTTTAACTCTGCGTTTAGCACAAAGAACACATGATGAGTCTGGTAACTATGTGGTTAAACCTTTTGAATTAGAAATACTAGAACACTTAAACGATGGAGCTGGGAACTTTGGTAAGTACCTTGCAGCTGACGGTGGTAGCGCAGACAAAATTGCACTAGGTATTGAACCCTCTACAGCATATGTTCAAGGATATAGAAATCATAAAGTAGGAACAACCTATATTGATATTGATAAGCCTAGAACCGGTTCTACTGGATATATTAATAATTCAAACACTCAAATTAATGTGGGTAACTACGTTAAGCTAACAACTACTACGGTTAACGGCGTTCCAGATCTAGAGAACTTCGCCACTATTAACTTATTAAATTCTAGTAATGCGACTATTGGTACTGCTAGAGTGAGAGGCATGGAAGTATTTGCGACCCCTGCTCACACTAGATTATATTTATTTGATATAACTATGATATCTAGTAATTCATTTAGTGCTGTTGCTAAGGTTGCACAATCAACATATTCTTTTGCTGCTGACTTACAAACTGTCGGAACAAGATTCGATGTAGGTAATAATACTTCTATCTTTAAATTGCCAGCGACTGCTATAAAAGATATGGGATCTCCGTTAGATACAAGTTACTATATTAAAAGAATAGGAACATTTACTACAAGCGGTGGATCTTTAACTGTAACAACATCAACTGGCACATTCGAAGATGTGAACGATATTATCATTGCTCCATCTGGTGCAGCAATTAAGGTTCTACAAAGTGGTAATATAACAAGCGGTGGTAATGCTACTCAAAGTATTACATATAATTCTACGGCGATGGGTATAGCCAACGGTGTTGCATGTAAAGTTATATTTACTATTAAAAAGACTACTGCACAAAAAAATAAAACTATAGCACATAACCCTGTAACTAAGGTAATAAACGTTACTAATGGTTCTACTGCTTCTTACGACTTAGCTAAGTCTGACATTATAAAAATACGAACGATCACATGTGCTTCTACAGGTAGTACTGATTATTCAGACTCGTTTACTCTTGACAATGGTCAAAGAGATAACTTCTACGATACAGGAAAGTTAATTAAAAAGGCTGGAACGTCGGCATTGCCTACTGGCAATATGACTATAACGTTTGATTATTATGAGCATACTGCTGGAGATTACTTCTCGGTTGATTCATATCCTGCTGCTAATTATGGAATTATTCCCGCATTTGCAAGTGCAAGCGGTTCATTAGAACTGAGAGATTGTATTGACTTTAGACCTAGAAAAAATGATGCAGGTAGTGGGTTTACTGGTTCAGGCTCTAGTTTATCCGGTGCTCCTAAGGTTGGTCATGGACTAGTTGCTGATATGAATTATTACTTACCAAGGATTGATAAGTTAGTAATTAAAAAAGATGGTACATTTGAAATTGTTAAAGGTGTTGCTTCTGAATATCCAAAACCACCTGCCGATAAAGAGGACGGACTTACGTTATATCAATTAAGACTTAAGCCATACGTATTCTCACTGGCTGATGTTATTCCAGTAATTCAAGATAACAAAAGATATACGATGAAGGATATTGGTAAACTTGATAAGAGAATTAAGAACCTTGAATACTATACTTCGTTATCGCTACTAGAACAATCAGCTGCTGATATTCATATGGTAGACATCAATGGTAAACCAAGGTTTAAAAACGGAATTCTAGTAGATTCATTTAAGAGTCAGCACGTTGCTGATATGGCACATGAAGAATGTAGTGAGTCTATGGATAAAGAAAATGGATTACTAAGGCCTGAATGCCCAACTAAAAATGTAAATTTAGTTCACAAGACTTCAGGTAATACTGCAACTAAAACTGCTTCAGTGTGGACAATGCCTTACTCTGAGCAATCTCATACTGTACAACCTTATGCTTCTGTTGCGATTAATGTAAATCCTTATAATGTATTTAGTTGGGATGGAAGAGTTCAGCTATCTCCTGAATCTGACGAATGGAAAGAAACCGATGTAAGGCCAGAAGTTGTTATCGATGATGATGGACAATACAAACAATTCGTGACTAGAGCTCAGGAAGATGGTATACTCGGTACAGTGTGGAACGAGTGGGAAACGAACTGGGTAGGAAGACAGGAAGAAACCGAATTAATAAACCGAGGCGGTGGCCCAATTATGAACGCTCGTGGAAACGATTGGTGGAGAAGAGATGCCGGACGTCGAGCTGAACAAACCACTATAACTTCTACAACTGTTACTTCTAATCAATCAAGATCTGGTTTAAGAACTGATGTTGCATTTGATACTGTAACTAGAGAAGCTGGAAACAGAGTTGTTGAAGTTAACTTTGTTCCATTCATGAGATCAAGAAAGATTTACTTTAAAGCTGCTCGCATGAAACCTAATACTAAAGTATTTGCATTCTTTAATGACGTTAATGTAACGGCTTATTGTAAACCAGAAGCATATCAAGAATGGTCTGATACTACAAGTGTTGTTCAATATGCTGGAGCTACTACGCATCCGAATGGTACGGCTGATCTTGTAACTGACGGCCAGGGTAAAATAACCGGCTCATACGTCATACCTAGAAACAGTGTTACCAAGTTTAAAACTGGTACCAAAGAATTTAGACTTTCCGATTCTACTACTAATAATAAGCAGACAGAATCTACTTCAGCTGAAACAATGTTTCATGCACAAGGTCTTATAGAATCTACTGAAAGAACTGTAATAAGCACTAAGGTTCCAAGACTAGAAACTTCAAGACTAAATGACGAAAGAGTTATTAGTGAAACCTTCGAAAGAAGATTTACAAGATGGGTTGATCCTTTAGCGCAATCAATATTAATAGAAAAATCTGGTGGGCTATTCGCTTCATCTATAGATTTATTCTTTAAAACTAAATATACTATAAAGGATGGAATTGATATTCCGGTTTCTGTTAGTATTGTAACTACTGAAAATGGAACACCTACACAAAATACTATTCCTGGAACTGAAGTAGAGAAATACGCAGGTAGTGTTGGTGTATCAGCTACAGCAGAAACTGCTACAAGATTTACATTTGAAACTCCTGTGTACTTAATGCAAGATCAAGAATACGCGATTGTTATTCAATCAGATTGTGACGAGTATGAATGTTGGGTCGGTGAAATGGGCGGTTTCGATGTTACTAATACTAATTACAGAATTACTAAGCAACCGCACGGCGGATCGTTCTTTACTTCACAGAATGCTTCTACTTGGACTCCTGATCAAAGTAAAGATCTTAAGTTTACTTTAAACAGAGCAGAGTTTAGTGGAACGTCTAAAGAAGTTACGTTTACTAATGACACTATACCAGTTAAGTCACTTAAGGTTGATGCTTTATCTACAGTAAATTCTTCTGGTGTTATTACTATACAGCACAAAAACCATGGTATGCATGGGGCAACTTCTCAAGTTATCATCGCTGGAGTTGCAACGTTTAACGGAATAGCTGCTGCTAATATTAATGGTACACACACTATTGGAAACATAACGCATGACACATATTCAATCACTGCACTAAACAGTGATGTTGCTAATGCAACTGGTTCAGGTGGTGGATCTGCTATTGTCGTAACTGAAAATGTACACTTTGATCTATGTCACTTAGAAGCTAGCACAATGATTGTTCCTGATACTAATATAGAATTTTATCTGACTGCAACTTCTCAGAAATCAATTAATGGTTCTGAAACTCCGTATGCTGTTTTACCAGAAGTTAGGATACCGGCAAATAGTAATATATTCTTTCCTACGCCACGGGTTATATCCTCGACTGCCAATGAAGTTAGTTCTGCTAAGACATTCACACTGCGCGCAGTACTTACTACAACAAAGAGCCATTTAACTCCGGTTATTGATGCAAATAGATTATCAGTTATTGCTGTTCAAAACAGAATTGGTTCTAATGGAACTACTGCAGAGACAAATGCTTATGGCGGCTCAGAGCTTTGTAAATATATAACTAAGAGAGTTGACTTAGCGGAAGAAGCAGATGTTATTAATGTATATCTTTCTGCTAACAGACCATCATCAACTAATATCGATTTTTATTATAAGACATTACCTGCTGGTTCTGATGTTGATTTTAATTCAGTTGATTGGGTACTAGCTAATCCAGCTGAAGCACTTCCTATAAATAATGAAGGTGTGTATTACGAAAGCAAATATGCTATAGAAGATATTGGAGCAAGTTTTGGAGCTATGGCATTTAAGATTATTTTAAGATCATTAAATTCTGCAACTCCTCCTACAATAAAAGATTTAAGAGCAATTGCCGGCACATAGCGGAGAAATATAAATGGCTAAAAAAATTAAAGTTGAGAATAATCCTAGTTTAGAAAGAGATACCGCTACTACAGCTATTATAAATACTAATACGGATGCATACACTGCTAGAAGAGAACAGATAATAGCAGATAAAAATAAACAAATTCTTGACGCGCAACAATCCGCGGATATAGATAATCTAAAGAAAGATGTTACTGAAATTAAGAAAATGCTACAGAAACTAATTGGTGGAAAATAATGGCTAATAAAGAAACTAGAATTTATAAAACAGATACCCTAGAATTGCTCAGGCAAAAGTCTAATGAGATATCATTACACCTAGGAGATAATGAGCAGCTTAACGCTTTAATGGCAGATAAGACTTATAATTATTCTGCTGCTTCAGGAGCTACTCTTTTTGCTGGTCCTGATACTTCATCACCTGCTAAGACTGCTAGATTTGAAGTTAGTCCTGCTAACACGGTTGATAACACTGCGGGATATATTATTCTTGAAGGCGTTGGAACAATAGGAGCTTTTGCTACTGCTAACAATGTTATCTATCAAGGAACTTCTGGATCTCCAACTTGGTCAGCAACTATTGTATCAGGTTCTACTGATAAAATATTAGTAAAGAATTCCACCGGAACTTTTACTATATCAGCTGATCTTAAAACTGGTTCAGCAACTATTGCTAACGCAAAAGTTATAAGAATTGTAACTGAATCATATCCAGTTGGAATTGTAAGAGTTTATAAAAACGGTACNGAGCTCACTCAAGATATGAATGCTGGTGGTTTCCATGTTGCTAATATAAAAGCNACAATAACTCAAACTGGATCTCCAACTCTTACTAATTATACAGAAGGTGTTACAATTTATCAAGGTGCTTTACAAAGCACACAAGCTAATGTTGAAGCTAATGCTACTTGGTATGGTACTCTTCATTCTGTTTCTGGTGGAGTGATACGAGTTAAAACTTATAATGGCTCATTTAATGCCAGTAACGTTATTCGTGCTCTCGGCTCTAGTGATACAATCAGTGGTAGTAACCATGGTGCATTAGTTGCTGTTGATTCTACTTATGGTTCATATATCGAATTAAATACTCCAGCGGCTGCTGGTAATGCAATCAAAGTTTACTCTTTAGATGTAGTAGCAGCAATTAACGAATTACAAGACGACATTGGTACTGTTGAGAGTTTAACAACTGCTGCTAATGATCTAGTTCTAGCGATCAATGAACACGACGCTGAACTTGGAACAATCACTGCAGGAGCTATGGGAACAACAGCTTCTACTGTGAGTACTGCTATCGCGGAACATGAAACACAGATTGGTAATGTAGATATTACCGGAATTTCAAGTTCTAATGATACCATTACTGGTGCACTCGAGCAAATACATAACGAAGTTGGTGATGTTACTTCTGGCAATTTAGGAACCTCAGCTTCAAACTTAACATCTGCAGTAAGAGAACATGAAGATCAAATTGGTAATGAAAATATTACTTCAATCGATTCTGGTTCAAACACAATTACAGGTGCGCTAAATCAATTACATACAGAAGTTGGTGACTTGGCATTACACACAACGTCAAGTGATTTAACAGAAGCGATTAACGAATTAGAAGAAGATCTATTTAATGGCGAAGGTGGAACTAAAAGAACAAGAGCAAGTCTATTAACCACAGATAAAACTTCGATCGTAGATTCTATTAACGAGCTCCATAGTGAGTTATTTGTTGATGGAACTGGTGTATCGTTTACTGGATTATCTGCTGACTTCTTTAAAGAAGCTGTTGAAGAACTAAGAACTGAACTTGGTAACCATGCAGTCTTAGATACTAATGTAACAACTGATGCAGTTTCTGCAATTAACGAATTAGAAAATGTTCTAAGAGATGATACAACTCAAAGAACCGGTTATGTTATGGGCACAGATGCTAATAACATTGTCGCAGCTATTAACGAAATCGAAACAGTATTGAGAGGCACAAACGCAAATTATACATTAACTACCACTGCTCAAAACGTAAGAGATGCTCTTATCGAACATGAATCACAAATTGGTAACATGGTATTTGGAACAGGTGGTCCTGTTGATGCAGCTAACTCTACTGATCTTTCTGGAGCAGTCAGAGTTCTTGATGCAGAGATTGGTGATACAGCTTATACTGGAGCCGATCTTACAACTGCAATTAAAAATACTCAAGATGATATCTTAGTTGCTGGTTCGCTTACAACGCTTAATACAACAAACAAATTTATTCAAGGCGCGATTAATGAAATCGAAGCTAATTTATTTAATGCTGGTAATGCTGGATCAGGTGGATCTAGAAGAGAAATGGTTGATCTTAAAACCGCAGATAAAACTTCTATCCTAGATGCTATTAACGAAATATATGATGATATTCATACTGCAGGTTCTGTCACATTAGGTACAGATGCTAATTTCTTAGTCGGTGCTATTAACGAAATTGAAGGTGTCTTCGATGCATCAACACATGAGATTAGTGCAGGTTCAAATGCATTTAATGTAACATCAGGAACATTTA